AAAGGCTAAGAAGAGAGATCACACTACAGGAAATGGTAAGGGGGATAGGCCCCGCCCTGTGGACAAGGAAAAGTATGATGCCAACTACGAGGCGATCTTTGGTAAGAAGGAACCGCCATATATGCGGAGATCCCTTGACTGGGTAAACGAGCAGTATGGGGAAGTTCTGAAGAAGCTTGCTGATGAGGATAAGAATGACAAGAAGTGATCTAGCAGATGCCTTCTATACCTATGGCGAGCTTAATTATAAGATTGGCAGAATGGAAACAGATGAGCAAACTTCTGCTAAAAAGTATGATAAACTGGTTGAAGAGCGTGACTATATGAGAAATTCAGTAGAAAAATGGCTGGCTAACCTCCAGAAAGTGGAAGTTTAAGTCCCAATCTGTCCTTCTGAGAGTGACAGAATGGCAGTCTAACCCTGACATTGCATGCCATTTTGGCAGTCTTTCTTACCCTAACACCTCCCTAACCCCCTACCTTTTACCCATGAGCAATCCAGACCTACTACAGAAACTTTCTAATCTTCGTGATAAGTGGTATTGGGCGCACCGAGAGGCTGCTGAAACCATCCAAGAGGCTATCATGGAGATCAATTACCTACAGCGTACAGCCCGCTTGCCTGACTCTATCCTAGATAATCCCCATGCCGGGGTAAGTGGATGGGGTAAGGGCAAGGATGAATGACACCCCTAACAAAAGGAATTACCCATGAGTTGCGACCCTTGTGACTTTGAACGATACATCAATGGGGATGATACTCCCACTACCCAGACTATTGAGGGTGAGTGGTTGAAGATGATCTTCCCCGTAGGCACCATGCCTATCTATACAGGCGACCTAGATCCGAACCCTCAGTGGTTCCTGTCTGTTGAATTTACTGAGGAGGGTAATGCCCACTTCGTTATTCAAGAGACGGAGCATGGAGATGGATACCGGACAGGTAAGGAACACACGATTTGCGGATTCACTTTAAGTCCAGAGTTGCTGGACCGCATAGCCCGTGTTGCAAGGAGTTAAGATGAATGAGTACGCTAATTAAAAAGACGGAGTGCCCCAGATGTGCTGCGAATGGTGAAGACCGCAGTGGGGATAACTTGGCGGTATACGATGACCATGTATACTGCTTCAAGTGTAGGTATCACAAAAACAATCAAGGAGTTAGAATGCAGGAAGAGATTATTGAAACACCAAAAGAGTTTAAGGTTAGCACTGGTTCTTACGTTGATCTTGAGGGTCGTGGTATTACCGAGAAGACTTGCAGAGTCTACGGATATCAAGTCGCCAACATCAATGGTAAGGAAGTACATATCGCAAATTATTACCGTGGCGGGGAACTGATCGGTCAGCATCTTCGTGGTCCTAACAAGCAGTTTGCTTGGAAGGGTACTGCAAAGGGTGCTGAGTTGTTTGGTCAGAGCCTATGGAAGTCTGCGGGTGGTAAGCGTCTGATCATCACCGAGGGCGAGATTGACTGCATGACGGTCAACCAAGTTCTGGGTGGTACATGGCCTGTGGTATCCATTCCCAATGGTGCCCAGTCTGCTGCTAAGGCAATCAAGGATAATCTAGAATTTGTTAATTCTTACAGCGAAGTAGTCCTATGCTTTGACATGGATGAACCGGGCCAGAAGGCTGCGTTGGAGGTTGCCGAGTTGCTTCCTCCGGGCAAGTGCAAGATTACCAAGTTGCCTTACAAGGATGCCAATGAGTGTCTACAGAATGCCCAGACCAAGCAGTTGGTGTCGGCACTATGGGAGGCTCAGGCTTACTCTCCTGACGAGATCCTACACATCTCACGGGTTGTCGATACCATTGACACAATGGCAGAGACAAGGGTATACCCCTTCCCCTATGATGGTCTATCAGAGTTTCTGATCGGTCAGCGTAGCGGAGAGATCACCCTATGGTGCTCAGGCACTGGGTCTGGCAAGTCCACGATCCTGCGCGAACTGATGCACCATCACCTTGAGGAGGGTCGAAGTGTTGGTTGCATCATGCTTGAGGAATCCCCACAGGAAACCCTTGATGATATGATCAGTCTCATGCTCAACAAGCCAGTGCGGGCTATCCGTGCTTGCCGCATGATGAATGACCTACGCATCAAGATGGGCAAGAAGCCAATCAACATGTCGGTGGTAGATGATCTGACAGAGGAGGAGTACAATGGTGCCAGAGACAAGCTGTGCCAGACAAACTTCTATGTCTATGACCATCTAGGCAACAATGCCATGCAGAATCTGCTGGCTCGCATGGAGTTCATGGCGGTGTCTCTCAAGGTCGATGTCATCGTGCTTGATCATATCACGGCTGCGGCTGCTGGTCTGATGGGTATGGATAACAAGGACATTGAGGGTGGCGGTTCTGAGAGAATCATCATCGACACCCTTATGAAGGAACTGCGTAGTCTGGCTGTGAGAACTGGTGTACATATCGACATCATCTCACAGTTGAAGAAGACCGAGAAGGCATACGAAGAGGGAGATAGAATTACCCTTCAGGACCTTAGAGGATCAGGTGCACTGGCATCTGTACCCAATACGGTAATTGCCTTGGAGCGTGACAGACAGAGCACTGACGAGAAGGTAGCCAATACCACAATCGTCCGTGTTCTCAAGAACCGCTTGACGGGTAGAGCAGGCATTGCTTCTACTCTATTCTACGATCACCATACAGGCCGTCTGAAGGAGATCGGGTTTGCGATTGGAGAAGACGGACAAGTAATGTTCCAACCAGAGGAGAATTAAAACATGAAGTATTGCGTTCTTGATATTGAGGGTACAGGACTGGCCGAGATAGTCCTAGACTCCAAGGGTAATCCAAAGACAGAGGTGGATCGTGTCCTCTGTGCTGCTACAAAGATGCCCGATCAAGAACCAATTCTTTGGTTGGAGCATCAGATGCATGATCTGGTGAAGTACTTGCAGGACTTCCCGGTCATCATTGGCCACAACATCTTTGGTTATGATTTTCCCGTAATGCGTAGGCTGTATGGGATGGCGCGACCGAAGTGCATCGTTGATACCTTGGTTATCAGTAAGTTGATGTATCCAGACATCAACAGTCATCCACTGGGTGACAATTCTCTGGAGGCTTGGGGCAAGTATCTACGCTTCCCCAAGATTGAATATACCCAAGGGTGGAGTGCGTACAATGATGAGATGGGAACCTACTGCAAGCAGGACACCAGACTGGGTGAGGCTATCTACCTAGCCCAGAAAAAGTTCATGCTAGACAACCGAGAGGTTGTTGCGTTTGAGCATCGTGTATCAGAGATTCTGATGGAGCAAGTCAACAACGGTTTCAATTATGACCGGGATGCTGGCGAGAAACTTTATCAAAATCTCATGCTTGAGAAGTTGGGTATTGAAGACGAGATGCGTACAATCTTTCCAGATCGTATCATCATTCGTCACTCAGAGAAGACAGGCAAGCGACTGAAGGATAAGATTGAGGTATTCAATCCCGGCAGTCGGCAGCAGATTGCCGAGCGTCTTACTGAGAAGTATGGTTGGGAGCCACCAATGACCGAGAAGGGTAATCCCAAGGTAGATGAGTCTGTACTGTCTACCCTGAATTACCCAGAGGCCAAGAAGCTTGTAGAGTATTTCGATACTTGCAAGTTGATGGGCATGGTTGAGGATTGGAATACCAGAGCGGCTAGTAGCCGGGACAACAAGATCCATGGTGGTATCAATGCCCAAGGCGCAGCCACAGGTCGATGCACACACAGCCAGCCCAATGTGGCTCAGGTTAGTGGTGATCATCGTGCCCGTGAACTGTGGGTTCCCAACGATGGTGAGGTACTGGTTGGCGCAGACCTTAGTGGTCTGGAGTTGCGTATGCTGGCCCACTTCATGGCCAAGTACGACAACGGTGAGTATGCGAAGGTCCTCCTGACAGGAGACATCCATACCCACAACCAGAAGGCAGCGGGTCTTGAGTCAAGATCCCTTGCCAAGTCCTTCATCTATGCTTATCTCTACGGTGCGGGGGATAAGAAGATTGCTCTTGTATGTAACTGTAGCGTCAATGCTGCGCGTGACCTACGAGAGCGATTCCAGAAGGAGATTCCTGCGCTTGCCAAGGTGCAGGATGCCGTGAAGTTTGAGACTGCAAAGAAGGGTGGGGTTGTCTTACCTGATGGTCGCAAGGTTCCTGTGCGTAGCGAGCATGCTGCGCTCAATACCCTGCTACAAGGCTCAGGTGCCATCGCTAGTAAGTACTGGATGGTGCAGGCCAACAAGGCAGTCAAGTCCATGGGTGCCAAGCAACTGGCTTACATCCATGACGAACTTCAATATTCTTGTCCTGCTGGTATTGCCGATGAGTTTGGCAAGGCTGTGACAAAGGCTGCTACCGATGCTGGTGAGCAGCTTAATCTTAAGATTCGCATTGATGCCGAGTATCGTGTCGGCAAGTCGTGGGCTGAAACCCACTGAGGTTTACATGAACAGTATGTCTCTTTACATTGCTGGCCCAATGCGGGGTTATGATGATCACAACTTCCCGGCTTTCTACAAGGCCGAGAAGAAGTGGTCTTCTAACCCCATGGTTGGGAAGATCTTCAATCCTGCACGGATGGATGAAGACGAAGGGTTCGACCCGAAGACTGCTCAAGATTCCAAGGAGCACCTTCGTAGTTGTATGGGTCGTGATCTTAATGCTATTCTTTGCTGCGATGCCATGGTAATGCTACACGGGTGGGAGCATTCCGAGGGCGCAAGAGTTGAGCATGCATTGGCTACCTACCTAGGGATGCCAATATTCTATGAAGGTTAATACACAGATAGCCTTTACAAATTTCAGAAAAATTCAGGGTAATTGGTGGTGGGTCGTGTGTCTGGTAGACAGAACAACCCATACACATGCCCAGATTGAAATCAACTTTGAACATCCATTCACGTTCCTGACGATGCTTGATAGAAAGCCATCGGTAGTTAGGCAGTCCTATTTGACCAGACTAGGGGCAAGAACTTATGCCACCTACGATCTTGGAGAGATTGATATCTCTGATGCTGACCTAGCTTTTGCTACTAATTACCCATCAATGTCTGCATGGAAAATGCTTCTGTACAGACTTGGGGGTAAGTGGTTCGGAATGGAGCAACCAAAGTCTTGTGTTACCTTTATATGTGATTACCTGAGGTGGAAGGGTTACGACTCTCCCAACCTATTCAGTCCTAGAGAACTATGGGAGAACTTAAATGCTAGTAATAATGCTTGGTGGTCCAGCCCGAGTCGGCAAGACAACCCTCGCCAAATGGATAAGTGAATATGCTTACAACAATGGATATACCCCAGTCATCCTTCCCTTTGCAGCGATGTTGAAGGAGGAGGCAGAACGACGGGGATACTCCAAGGAAAGAAACCCCGAGAGTTACCGAACCTTCTGCCAGACTCTTGGCTCAGACATGCGTAAGCAGGACCCCGATCACTGGGTAAGATGCTTCCGTGAGAGGGTAAAGAAGCTTTATGAGGATGAGCAAACTGCCCTGCGGGATGACCCCGACACATGGCATGAGAAGGTTATCGTCGTTGATGATTGCCGTTACCCCAATGAAGTGGCTGCTGCCCGTGACCTACGAGCACTGACAATCTTCATCTCAGCGGGTAGCCGTGAGTTGATCGACCACCATGCAGAGTGGCGCAAGCACGAATCAGAAGAGATGGCCAACATGATTGAGTCCGGTCACAAGGACTACCTAGACATGTTCCACTACACAATCAAGAACGACAGCACTGAAAGAAATTTCAAGGAAAAGTGTGGTGATCGTTATGACGAGTGGTTTCATATCACAGCCGAGTCGCTGATAGAGAACCTATGTGACTGTGAACTTTGCATGTCAGTACGGCAGGACCGAGATCCTGATGCCGATACCGTCATCAAGGAAATCATGGATATGATCACCAACCCCAACGAGGAGAAGAATGGAAAAGCCAAGCGCAAGACCAAGCCTAGCGATTCTTGATGGAGATATCCTATGTTATCGTGCTGCTTTCTGGGCAGACCAAGAGGGGATTGACTCACTTGAGGAGCGAATTACCCACGACATTGGGGCATGGACGCCCATTGGGGTAAAGGATGTGAAGATTGCCCTGTCCTGTTCCCGTAGCGAGAATTACAGAAGAGACTTCTGGGAATCCTACAAGGCCCACCGGGATGTCAAGAGACAGACCCCAGACTGCATGGAGTATGCCCTAGAACTTATCCATAATTTTGATGTGGTTAAGGTTCCCCGCCTAGAGGCCGATGACCTCATGGGTCTGGGGGCTTCCTCAGGTAAGGCCATTGCGGTGACCATAGACAAGGATCTACGGTCTGTACCGGGCTGGCACTGGAACCCGGATAAGGAGTCTGGTCCAGTTGAGATTGATGAATACACGGCTGACCTGAACTTCCACAAGCAGTGGCTGACCGGAGATACTACGGATAATATTCCGGGTATCTGGCGGTTTGGTCCTGCCAAGGCAGAGAAGTGGCTCAAGTATGTCCATCCTAGGAACTGGACAGCAGCAGTTATTGCTGCCTACGACCAGTCCAAGAAGCAAGATGGCAGCAGATACACCCTAGATGACTGCATGATCATGGCAAGATGCGTCAGAATCCTGCGAGATGGGGAGTATAACAAGGAAACAAAGCAGCCCCTTTTGTTCTCCTTGCCGAATAGTTGGGGCTACTAAGATAGAACCTAGGGGATACTATAGTATACTATGGTACACCTAGGATCAACTTAACCTAATATTACTTCCCCTAGGTTGTCCTAAGGACAACTTAAGGGATTACTTAAGATGGAGTTTTTATGGAAATTAATCTTTACGACACCCAAACAATGATCGCCTCAGACAACCAGAAGTATTCTGTGGAATCTTACACACACATTCCACCAGCAATTCCTATGGTACTGCACGATCCCGTATGTACACCAGAGTACAAGACCAAGGGTTCTGCAGGAGCAGACCTTAAGATTGAGTTAGATTTGGTTTTATACCCTAACTCACAGACTGTCGTAAACACAGGGATCAGCCTCGCCATTCCAGAGGGTTTCGTGGGATTAATATTCCCACGATCTGGTCTGGCAAGCCGAGGTATCACCCTCGCCAATTCAGTAGGAGTCATTGATTCAGACTACCGTGGGGAAATCAAGGTAGCCCTAGTGAATAGATCCATGGAACCCGTAGCCCTCAACAGGGGTGACCGAGTAGCCCAGATCGTATTCGTAAGAGTCACACAATTCCCTTTCACAAACACCGATAGCCTAGACACCACAGCCCGTGGTACAGGTGGCTTCGGTAGCACAGGAGTCTAATCATGGATAGCTTTCAACAATTCATTGCCATCTCTCGTTACAGCCGATGGATGGATGCAGACAATCGCAGAGAGTCTTGGGATGAAACCGTAGATCGTTGGTGGAATTACTTCACCACACAGGTTCCCGCTCTGGGTTCACGCCCAGAGATTCGGGATGCCATTCTGAATCTAGAGGTTCTCCCCTCAATGCGTGGGCTTATGACCGCAGGGCCAGCACTGGACCGGGATCATACAGCCCTTTACAACTGTTCATATCTTGAGATAGACAACTTGAGATCTTTCTCCAATCTGATGTATATTCTGATGTGTGGAACAGGCGTTGGTTATTCCGTTGAACGGCGTTGCACTGACAAGTTGCCACCCGTCCCCGAGAAGATCAACAAAATGTTCGACATTGTTCTAAGTGTACCGGATTCCCGTGAAGGTTGGTGCGATACCTTGGCCGCACTGATTGCCAGCCTGTATAAGGGCGTTCATCCCAAGTGGGATACGAGCCTAATTCGGAAGGCTGGAGAAAGACTCAAGACATTTGGTGGCCGTGCCAGTGGCCCCGCACCCCTAGAGGAAGTGTTCCGCTTCGTTGTCCAGACCTTCTACAAGGCTCAGGGACGCAGGCTGACCCCTCTGGAGTGCCACGATATCTGCTGCAAGATCGCCCAGTCTGTCATCGTAGGCGGCGTCCGTCGCTCTGCTATGATCAGCCTGAGCGACCTAGCAGACCGTGAGATGGCGACCTGCAAGAGTGGTGCATGGTGGGAGTCCTCAGGACACCGCGCCCTAGCGAACAACTCTGCGGTCTACAATGGTCGCCCCTCAATGGGGCAGTTCCTAGAGGAGTGGACAGATCTCTACAACTCCCACAGTGGAGAGCGTGGTATCTGCAACCGTGATGCGATGAAGGCCATTGCCAAGAAGGCTGGCCGCAGTGACGAGTACGCCTATGGGACAAACCCATGCAGCGAGATCATCCTGCGTCCAAACGAGTTCTGCAATCTATCGACTGTCGTTGTCAAGGAGAGTGACAATCTTGAGACATTGACAAGAAAGATTGAGATGGCCACCATCATCGGAACCATCCAGAGCATGTTCACCCACTTCCCCTACCTGTCAAAGCATGACAGCAGTTGGGTGAA